CCTGATTCACTCCAGCAGCCACCGCCACCCCCTCCTACAGCAACCGCGCAGACGGAAGTAACACCTTCAGGAGCTGTCCAACTAAAAGTACCGGCAGTTAAAAATTCTGCTTGACCTACAGGAGCCGAAGGTGTGGATACCGCAGCAAAAATCTTGTCCCGTACCATCAGGCATCCCCAACCCGAGCACCGTAAATCGTGCTGCCTACCTTCCACAAAGCAATAGCCGTGAATCCGCTCGTGTTCAGGGTCGGAGCGGAACCTGCGTCAGTTTTCCAGACTACTCCGAGCGTTGTCCACGTGATCGTGTAAGCCGAGCCGTCATCAATCATCATGGTAATCGACTGACCTTCTGCCCAAGTGCCCGCTGTTGGGGTAGAGTTACCTGATAATGTCCACGTTTGAATTGAGCCATTGGTTGGGGAAAGTGCAGGAGTTGTGCCTGTGACTGCAAACACTTCTTCAGTGTAGCCATCATTCAGGGTAAGCCCAGAAGCTGTACCGGAAGTAGCTGCAACCAAAGCAAGATCGCCTGAAGCCAACAAGGATGTGCTGTTGATGCTTTTAATACTGGTCCCAGAAACAAGGGAAGCCTGCACGCCAGTGAGCGTATTGTCAGCGTAAGTTATGGTTTTGTTTGTTACAGTTTGCGTGGCCGTAGTGCCAACCAAATCTCCCGCTGGGGGAGTCAGCTCTGAGGCATTACCCGATCCGTCAAAAGCGAGAATAGCATTGGCCGTCCCAGTTAGGTTGTGATTCTCATTCCACTCCGCCTTGGCGATCTCACCGTTTCCGGCGTCAGTACCTGTCGCAACGGTAGCGTGCTTAAGCTCAACGGTCATGATTGCGAAGCCTCGTCATTAAACTTTACAACGAATTTTCCGTTTTCTTTTGTTACGGTCGGGGCGACGCTGTATCCATATAAAGCTCTACCGTTACATTGATCCATGAGCGTTGAGTTTGGCGAAACACTGACTTTTATCCCGCGCCAACATGCGTCGCGAATCCAATGCTCAATACACGCTCGACCGGCTTCAGCGAAACCTCGATTATTGGCATACGTAAAATCCATGCCATAGAGCTTGATATGCTTCACTTTTAAATGAATAGCATAGGCCAGCGCATATGCCGTCGTGTTGTTCATGTAACAATAATTAAGAGAGTTAAGCACATCCTCAAGAGGATAGGGTACTGCGCCGGGGAACTCATCGTACGCCTTCTGAGCGTATATCGGGCCCGGGTGTTTGTGCAGCCAATCGCCATAACCAATCAGCGCTGGGTTTTCCTTCTTGGCGACTTTGGCAAAATAAGGAAGGTCATCCATAACGAATAGCCGATCGTGTTGAATGATACCGCCCATGGCGTTGATAGCCCACGTTTCATCGGCCACCTGAAAGCGACCAGACTTGGCAATACACTCAGACAGGTAGTCTTTATGACTTCCGCCCATTGCTACGATGGCTACCGTGTACGGAGCCCCGTTGTCATTTGTGCTCGTAGTCATGATTAAGACAACCGAATAACAGCAGTGGCGGCCGCTGCGGCAGGCACAACAACCACAAAATCACCGTCACTTGCGGTGCGGTTGGAACCAAAATCAAACACAGCGATGGCCTTATCTGTCTTGCTGCTGTTGTAAATCAGCGCCCCGCGAGCAGTAAAATCGGCAGAAGCCCATGTGACATTGTCAAAATCAACAATGGCCACCGATCCGTCCAGCGTCACAGTGACCGTAGTCAGGGTCTCTCCACCCGCCGTATACCCGGTACCCACTACTTCATTGGTCGTTGAATATGCCGTGGTGCTTGCGTCCAACGTTGCCGCATCAGTGAAAAGGGCTATTTTCAATACGTCGGTATCGAGATCGTGCTCCCCCAACATGCACTCCTGCTTGAAGCTGTTGCATACCGCACTGGTAATTGCCATGATTCTATCCTCTGTCTACTTTTCTGGTGCGTTGCCCCGACCGATAGGCGTCTCGGCGGGTCTTACCTATACCGTAGTCTCCGATCAGCACTAAACTCTCTTGGAACATCTTGTCGTAATTCTGAATTACATCGCCTTCTTCTTTCATATACCGAGCCGCTTCCACCAAGGCTGCATTCAGCAACACTGATGGGTAATTGGTGCTCAGCCACGTCGTGCCGGCGGTCACAATCGACTCAGGGTAGCGAGCGTAGTGTAGCTCAACCTGATAGTACGCATCGGGGGTCGGCCCCATGATGAAGGTATTCTGGTCAAACTGGGCGTAATGCTTAGGCTTGCCAACCGTCAGCGTTGACGGATACGCCTCACGAATGAAGTTGACGTCAACATTCACCAAAAACTGAAAATCGCCACTTTCGGGAAAAACGGCAAGTGAATACGCATACAAGAAGTCATCGGGCAATGTGAGGTACTGATTACCAGCTGTCACCTCCGACGTTGCGTTTCGGCGCAATACGGGAAAATCCGCAGAGTTATAAATCTTCTCTTCGGCGTTTTCGACAAACAGCGCCATAACATCGGCGCTGAACGTATTCTCCACCGTCTTCTCGATGGCAGATGTCAGCTCAGTGTAATTCACACCGTCACCTCAAGTTGTCCAACGCGGCCCATAAAATACACCGGGTCCAATGTGACAAATATAGCACGAGACGCCCCCAAAGTGGCGGTATCAGGACGCGGGTCTCTCAGTGCTTGTGGGTCTTCAACAGGGTACTTGCCCAACTGCAGCTGGGGATGGTCCACGTCCAAGCAGGATTTACATACCCGCAGTCCGCTGTAGACCTTGTTCACCACTTGGCGCTCCAAGGTGTTCAGCTTGTACACGAAGCCGCAGCGATCGCACTGACCGAGAGCCCGCTTGCCTGACGAATACTTGGCCATTACGACCTACCGGGAACCAAGCGAAGAGGCGCCTTCTCGCGATCCTCTTCTGCCGCAAAACGAAATTGTTCTTCGTACATAGCCTTCAAGGTCTCGGTGCGACCTGCCAGCTCTGGCACCTTCATGGAGATGTGAAACGCCAATCCAGCCACAAGTGCCGGCAAGAACCGGAAGTTAATATCCCCGGTATTCACACCCGCACCGATGTCCTCGATCCTGCGCATCCGCCAGTACACAAAGGTATAGTCGTCGTTGTGAGGGGTCGGCCAAACGACAATCTTGGGGTTATCCCGCAGTCTGCGAACCCAGACCTGTATGGGCCTGCCTGTGACCAACTTGTTACTGAGACTTGCATACGTACTTGAGCTGATCCGGCTTATGGTCAGATCGGATTGAGAAAGCCCGCCAGCGCTGGTCCGAGTGACGTGATCCAGCAAATCTATGGTATCGGCCGGCAGGTCGTATTCGGCAACGCCTGTCAGCAGGGGCACTGTGCCCTCGTCGATGGTCCACATGTTGATGCCGCGGTTCTGCCACTCAATAGTCATGAGGTTCAGGGACCGACGCGCTGTACGCAGGTCTTGGCCGGTGCGCATCTCGCGCCCTGCTCGCTCCCACGCCTCCTCGGCGATCTCGGTAAAGTCCAAGTTGAACGTAGACGTTCCTGACGTAGCCATTACTTCTTCCTCTTAAGAGGTTTGACTCTTTTGGGCTTGCCGGGAGGCTGGCCCAGTTTTTTCTTCTGAGCCACTCTGCTTTTTTTCTCGGCGGCGCTCATCTCTGACGCAGTCTTTGGTGTCTTTGATGAAACACGCTTTGTGGGACGACAGTATGGAGTCCCACGCTTCTCGCCCTTATCCCTACCACATTCTTTGCCGGTACGGACGTCTTTCCAGTCCTCGTTGAACCAGCGTTTCAGGGCGGCGCCTTTTTCAGTCTTTCTTACGGCCATTGGCTTTTGCCTTCCTGCACTTGGCTATAGCGCCACTGGCGTAGGCGCTAGGGAACACCTTGTACGTGCTCTTCACTTTGCGGTAACAGTCATCCTTGACCGTGCCGCCTTTCGCATATCGACGTCTCATCAGTACATTTTACACTTACGGACGCCTTTCTTGGCCATACCGCAACCGCGTACTTTGCCGCCTTTGGCGTAGCCTTTAGCCATACCACCCATCGCCATTTTCTTCTTGGTGCCGCAGCTGCTGCCAACCTTGCCGCCCATAGCCATACCTTCTTTCTCCTCAGGTTTGTCATCCTTCTTGCCGCCACCAACACGGGTTTTCTCATGACGCTTCATCGCTTCCTGCATCTTGCGATCGGTCTCGGCGTCACGGGCTTCCTCATACATCTCTTTCGACGGAAAACCAAGGGCTTCCCAATCTTCAACTTCACCGCCGGCTTGATACTTCATCTTTTTCATAACTGTTTCTCCTGATTACTTACGTCCGCGACGAGCAGCGGCCGAACGACCACCACCTGCACGTTTGCTCTTTGGGGCTGCCTTTGACTTAGGCGCCGGCTTAGAAGTAGTGGTTTTCGATTTCATGCCCGGGATTTTACCTTCACGAGAAAGACGAGAATAACGCTCACCTACAATATCAGGAGATAACATCGAACTGGGTTTTGAAGACAGCGGTTTGCGAGGCGGCGTTGGCTTTTTGGCAGTCACCCGGGTCTCTGTACGAGGCGGAGGCGGCGTATCCTTGGTGCGAATGCTGGATGCCGTAGCCCTTTCAACTTTGTTTGCAGCGGAAGACTGGACTTTGTTTTTTCCAGTATTCTGCAGCTTACTTTCTTCGTCTTTGGTACGGGTATGATACATCTTCCCGTTAAACTCGAACTGCTTCTTCCCTGCCGAGCGAGCTTCCTTAAATGCATCACCAAAGTTCATTTTGTCAGCTTTCATAAACTCTTCTCCTACGGATCGTGGTACACCTGCTTTTTTAGCGAAGGCAGGGTTGTTGGCCACTGCCGCCATAAAGTTGTGCTGCTTTTTACTTTTGGATGGCATGACTCACCATTTTTGCGAAACAGCTTTGCACATTGAGATGAATTTATCTTGACTATACTTGTTCTTACACATGTTTACCATTGAATGCACCCACTGAACGTTCCCCGGCTCATACGGCTTCGAGGAGTCAATTCTGTCAAAACTGGCGGTACAATCCGAGTAACCCATTGATAAGTCCCATCCAGTCAATGCGCACTGCCCATTGTACGTTTCAACAAAGAGCAAAAAATCAATTTTCCATTCAATCCCTCTGTTGTTGGCGCTTTTTCTAAATTTGTTGTACAGTCTTTTTTCATTGCCAACCGGAGCGTTTTTTGCTCTTTCGGCGGATCGACAACTATTGCAATTCCACCCTTGCCTATCGCTAGACTTCGCATGATCCGGCCTAGTGTAAGCTTGTTCTTTCCCACATGTGGGGCAATGTGAGACCCATAGACCTTGTTCATTTTGAGGAACATTGGATTTTCTGTAATGGGCATTGCATTTTCTGCAATAGCCATTGGCCAAAGTGCGGACAACAGAGCTTTTGGTTTTTGACCTTCTAAGCTCTCCGCATTTAACACAAAAGGCTTTGTAAAAAACTCCATCATAAGAAATTCTGGAATCCACTATTTCCCGCATTTGACAATACCTCACCAATTAACATTGGCACCAGTATAGTCCACTTCGCCTTATCCGCCCAGTACGCAGCTGACATCTTACCCTTGGCAATGTTTTTGCCGTGACGGGCCTTGAAGCTGGCACGCTTCTTCTTCATCCGCTCGGATTCGCCAGCCTTAGGCTTACCTGCCGTTTCGGCACCCTGCTCCCCGAATCGAATGACTTTCTCCTTGCCACCCTCACATGCTTTCACGACGTGAGACTTCTTGGGGTGACCGGGAGTCCGTTTCGGCTTATTGCACGCCATGGAGCCTTTGTTTACTCTTCCACCTGCGGCGTAACGACGTCTCATTCTACGATCTCCTCGACAGGCAACCCAGCATCAACACCCATCATACCCAGCGCCGTCAGCCCATCAGGACCACCAATGGCCGTGAGTTTATCAGGGGCAGCTTGTGGGGGAGGTGTAACAAGATTGCCATCCTCATCGTACTCGGGCGTCCAGAACACCAACGCGCCCTGTGCCCGGTTAGCGGCTGCCATATCAATGATCTCCTCGGTGTCCCAATTAGGGCGTACAAGGGGTGACTGGGCTTCTTGTACCCACTCATCTCTGACTGGAAAAGACGCTGCGCTGTAGGCTACGTTCCCACTGTGCCAACGGGGTGTTGTGAATGTGTTGGCGTCTGCTTCACTGAATGCGAGGACCATAGCGAGCTGGTTGGCATCTGAGCGGAGGGTTTCGGAGACTGCTGCTGTGATTGTGATCATGGCTTAGGCTCCGGGTTGGGTGAGTTGGCGGATGGAGATGTTGTCGTAATAAGCGGTCCCTAATGTGTTCAAGCAGGATAAATACGTTAGTGTTGTGGTAGCTGCAAATAACTGATCCAATGTGCCAGTATTAACTTTTCTCGCGTATTGACTTCCGCCAGACGTGTTACCGACCCTAAAATCCGCATTGGCGGTCCCATTACGGAAAGACCCCTTGACTTGATACACAGAGCCGATGGAAACTGCTGTAGCCTGAACACCACGGCCGACGGAACCTGAAGAATTGACTTCAAGTTCTCCAGAAACAACAGATATAGTTGCATCAACCGTAGTCCACCCAGTGGTATCCGTATCAAACGTCCCATTAACAACCAGCTCCTCACCCAACACATACAACGCCCCAGCCCCTCTCGACTGGAACCACTGCACGACGGCGTTCTTTTCGGATGCGGTCAACTGCCTGTCTAACAGTAAAGGCGGGCCAATCAGCTTATTGCCAATGACTGACAGCAACCCATCAGGCCCACCCGTGTAAGTCGTAGGGCCAATACTGAACGTCCCAGCAGAAGCGTTGATGTCGTCGTCTATCCATATGCCGTCACGGGTAGCAAGGACTAGCGTTCCACCTGTGATGGCAGGGATGGTGGCTGTCAGAGCGTCATCGACTAAATCGAATTGGAGGTACGGATCGAAGCCGGTTGAGTCGTAGTCGGTGGCTGTGGTTACTCGTTGGTAAGCGGGTTGGTCGGTGTCTGAAAAGGGCCTGTTGTCGGCGTCTACAAAAAGAAATGATTGTCCTGCAACAGACTGGTCAACAGCAATCCGCATTTGAGAGTTTTCTGACGGGTCAAATACATGCTCAAAAATGTACCAACCGTCATCGCCTTCGGTAACGGTCGTTGATACGCCGATCCAACCGGCAACAGTCTGCGTTGTGGTGACCAGTGTCGATAGGTTTACAAATCCGGTAATTCTATCGTAACGGCAAAAATACAGGCGCCCAGAAACCTCTCCTTCTGGCTTAAATGCGACGCGTGTTTTTTTTCTTTGCCCCGCAACAGAGTCCTCGCCAACACCCCTTACCGAAAAACCAGTCTGTCCCGCAGCGACGACAAACCTGTCAGCGGTCATACTCCCATCCGGGGCTGTTGCGGCGTTGGCTGTGACAACCGGGGAACTGAGAGTGGAGAAGGTCGAGAGGGCTTGGCTGCCTGTTACCGTGTTATACCGCGCAGACAGCTTAGGTCTGGCCCCTGCGGTGGCTTGCGTGATGTGGTTACCGGAAAGTTCTTGGGCGGAAATAGTAACTGTGCCGGTAAAAGAACCATCGCCCATTAAATAAAGGTTCAGCCCGTTGGAATATCCGTATGCGGTTTGAGTGCCAAGACCAGACAGCGCAATGCCAATATCTACAGTATTTAGACGAACCCTTATTGTGCCGCTGGTGTATGCAGTAACAGTAACAGTAACTTTATAAAATTTACCCGATAAAAGCGTTGTTTGATATGTACCATAATTGACGCCGTTGACTGCTGAAATTGACTCTGCGCCAATAGTCCAACTTGGGTTGCCTACGACAAAAGCCGCATAATTAACCAACTCGGGCCCCAGCTCCAACTTTTGAGACTGGTCAAGAATCAGCGCTATCGTATCCTCAAGCTCCGCTGTATCAGTGCCTGCTGTGTCTTCGAAGTACGTGCTTGAGTATGTCTGGATGTCGTTGTAGAAGCCTTCTTCGCCGCGCCTAAACAGCGCCGCAGGCGTAAAGCCCGCGTCCGAAGTCACGGGCAGGGCAACGGAGTCCGATAGCGCAGAGGCTACAGAAAAGACTAAAGGGCGATGCTCAAACATGTCAGTTCCTGTTTCTGGCGTTACTCGCTATCTGCCAGTCCCACTCAGCACTGGAGCCCGCTGACGCGCTACCACGCACGGGCACGTCGTTACCAAAAACCACGTTGATCATGTGACTGCCGGTAAATGACTGAACGTCAGTACCACCAGTACCACCGTAAATGTCACGCCACTCGCCGTCTGGGCCTTTGAATTGCCACGTCCATGTACCAGACCCGGAAATCAAATGCGCAGACAGCGTAGCGATGCCACTGCAAACAACTACCGATGTGGTGGTATCAGTCGTTACTGTACCGTAGCCACTGTGTTGAGACGGCATATCACTTCTCCTTTACCTTCGCAGCCTTAGGCTTAGGCTTGGCTTCAGCTTTGGGCTTAGGCTTGGCTTCAGGCTTGGGCGCAGGTGTAAAAGTAAATTTAGGGTTCATAACAAAAACTCCTCACTTACTTTTGAACGTAGTTCACCGTCAAAATGAAGCGGCCCGCGGTCAGCGTGGCACTGGCCACAGCCGTGCGAACATAAACCGTCTGATCTGACGTACCGATCTGCCAAGCCAACTGCGTAGCAGCCGTAGCAGTACCACGGAAACGACCACCAGCCGTCGTAGCAACACCGGCCATCAACTGAGCACCGCCAGACGCCGTGCCAACAGACACAGTCGTAGTACCAGCAGTAGCAGCAACAACCTGATCAACGACGATATCAACGATTTGGCAGCCAGCTGGGACAATACACGCAACAGCGTCAAGGTTACCCACTTCAGCGCCCGTCAGGTCATCTGAATCAAAGCTTTGAGAGAGAACGACGTTACCGAGATTGCTGGAAGCACCTTCGCGAACAGTGCCAGCGGAGATAGGACCGGAAAAAGTAGTACGGGCCATGATAAATCCTCACATGCGAGTTGAGTAAGCAGTCTGCATGTCGTCAGCCGGGCCTGTCTGCTTACCGGATGTTTCCCGGAGTTCTTTTAGTATCGCATGTTGTATATGTTTGTCAAGAACACAAAAAAGCCGCCCGAAGGCGGCAAGGGAGGACACAAATCTGAACATCAGGCGCCGGGGCTGCCGAATATTCCCAGAGGATCGGACACACCGAAGCTGTAACGCTCACGAGCCTTATAACGGGAGTTGCCCGTGTCAAAGTCTCCGTCCATGCTGGTAGACATCTTCGAACGAACGAAGTGCTTCAGACCATTGGGAACGTCAGTCAGCAGGAACCACGCGTTGGTATCAGTCAGGTAGTGATTGATCGCGTAGCCTTCGGGGATAGAGCCGTTGGTCTTCAGAGCGTTCAGATCATTGTCGGCCGTAGCGACACGCCCTTCGGTTTCCAGCAGTCGGGTTGCAACAAACTGGAGAGCCGGGGGAATGATGAGCTTACGGGGACGACAGGAGATCAGAAGACCACGCTCGTCCGTCCACTGGCTGATTTGAATAACAGCCGCTTCCAATGACGTCTCGTTCAGGTCAGCTGCGACCGCGGGACGGTTGGAATTGGTGCCACCAGAGATCAGCGGGTGGTCAGTAGCACACAGAGACTTGCCATCGCCGTAGGTTACGCCAGCAGCAAACGCTTGGTTCAGGATCGAAGCAGCCTTCACTTGCTTGGTGTAAGCCATGGCGCGAGCCAGTGCCTTGGTGTAACGAGAAGACAGAGAATCGTAGAGATTATCTTCGATCGCCTCTTCTGTGATGGAGAAGCCCATCGCAATCGTCTCGTGAGTGTACCGAGCGGTCCATGCTTCTTGCGCGTTATCATACGCAATGGCAGCGCCTTCGTTCTTGACAGGTGCCGCACCAAAGCCAGACAGCTTGGTTTCTTCTTCAAAAGAGCGGTCGGATGTCTCTGTTTCAAAGATCATCTTGTGCTCTTCGGTGTACTTCTTGTACTCCATACCGAACAGGGCGTTTAGTCCGGGCAGGAGTTCCTTCAGTAATTGGGCGCGTGAAATAGCCATATTACACTACTCCTTATTAAGCGTGACCAACAGCATTCGTCATGCTGTGGTAACCCGGGTTAAATTTAACCAGCACATCGGGGTAATCATCTCCAACAGGAGATACAAAACCCACAATGCGGAAGGCCGCCGTGGTAGATACGGTAGTCGCATCAAGCGCACTGGTTGAGTTACCCGTTGCAGTGCTGCCAGTAGAAGTGCTCTGAGCAGCGGCAAAGAAGGTGTTCTCGCCAAGTGACGCAATGGTGGTGCTGCCGTCCAGCTGTGCTTGGAACAGCACGTCCGGATCATCGACAACATAGGCTTTCACTACACCAGTGGTCCCGGAGGGGTAGTACTGAGAGTGAATGACCTGACCTTGGGCGTTGACGTATTCACAGCCAACAAACACGCCCAGAGAACCACGCAGGGTGGTACCGGTAGGCAATGCGTTGGTGGTGCCGTCAGCACCGGTTGCAGTTGAAAGAGCGATGTAACCGTCAGCACCAAGATGCACTACCTGACCATAGAAAATGTTGGTGGCTTCACCAGCAGGATCAATGAGGTAGTGAGAAATGGCGCCAGCATACGGCATACCATCGGCCCGTTTTACGGGGCGGAGCCCGTAAGGTGCGGCTGAAGTGGCCATGGATTTCTCCTATTAGTTTCCACTGCCGAAAGTGATTTTCGTCTTCCGATCATTAAAGAGCGGCATCCGAGCGTCATTTTCGCGCATAAAATTGTTGTCTACTGCTTGAATCTGCTGGTCAGCCTGATTGGCGTAGTAACCATTGCGTTCATCAACCAGTTCATCGGGTGCCCAACACAGCATCAGACCGCCGACGACCACATTGTCTTTGAAACGAGATTGCTCGATCGCAACAAGGGTGATCTCCGGATGATCCGTTGCTTTGGCAGGAACCCATCCTTCACGAAGCTTTGAGGAGACATTGGTGGCATCGACGACGCCGTTTGTTGAGACGCGAACCCAGTGTGGAGTCCAGCCCGGGCGAGGGTTAGGGGTCGGCAAAACCTCTGGGCGTTGCCAAGCCTTCTTGCGCTCACTCGCTTCACGGGTCGTTTGGTCACGTGCAGTTCTATTCTCAGCCATTGTCTTTCCTCATTTCTTCAGCTACCTGCTTGGCATACAGCTCAAGCGGTACGTTCAATCGTTTCGCAATCGCAACCTGAGTGCGAGTTAGTTTCACCTTTTTCGGTGAGCTGCTCCGGCTTACCGGGGCGACAACATTCCCGCGTTGCGCGGGCCGGCTTGAGGTCCGTTCGGAACCCTCAAACTCATCTGGAAAGACTTGCCGCATACGAGAATTAATCTTCTCGTAGTAGTCTTCACTTTTGGTATCGACGCCATCACGAACCAACTTGTTGTGCAGCCCAAGGGCGAAGGCCGTCATTTCGTCGTTTGTACCAAACCATTTGTTCTGCTCGGCCCACTTCAGCGCTCTCTCATCGGCAGCCACTGTTTGGCGTGGAGCGGGCTGTTGGGCCGGCTGAACTTCCTGATTAACTTTTACACCACTATTTTCTGTTTGTAAAGGTGGTATTTTAATGCGACTGAGCTGCTCTTGCCGTGAACGCGCCTTGGCGAGCTTCTCCTCAGCTTCCAACAAGGCGTCGCTGTTGCCCGCCTCATAAGCGTTCTTGTACTCCTGCTTGGCCTTGGCGATCTCAGCCTCAACCATATTCTGGGCTTGTTTGAGCAGGGCTGACTTACTCTTACCCGTCTCACCCTTCAGTCGATTGTTTTCTTCGACCAGTGTGCGGGCTAGGCGCTCAAGCTCAGCTTTCTCTCGCTCAGCTGCCTCTTTGGCACGGCGCTCGTCATGATACCCCTTGGTAAAGTGGCGGATACGCTGCTGAACTTTTTCAGAGTAACTCTGAAGTTCTTCCTCAGTGACATCTTCCGGGGGAGCCGACGGCTTTCGATTCCGATCCTGTTCTGGCGTGTCATCCACAACCTCAATGTCAACATCGCTGTCATCAACGATCTTGGGCTTTTTGGCTTTCGGATTCTCATCTGGGTACAAGTCCTCAGCACTGCTGGACTCTATCTCGATCTCCAAGGAGTCGCCATCTTCATCCGGAAACTCATACTCAACTTTTTGAAATGCCATCGTATGTCTCCTTTAAACCCGCTTAATTGCTTTCGGGTCGCTAACCACAGCTTCAATGCTGTCGTCGTTCATAAGGCGGAATTCTTTCCCGCCAACCTTGAAGCGCGTGCCACTGTTCATGCGAAACATGACGTAGTCACCCACCTTACACCACGGCCCCATGGGGAACCGATCCGTGTCTGTGTAGCACTGTGGACCCATATCAACCACGAGGCCCACCATGCTCAGAATGCTGTCGAAGTGTATTTCCTTCGTCGTCTTGATGATCCCACTGTCACCGTAGGTCTCTTCAACCTCCGGCATGGCCACGAGTATGTGGTACCCAACCGGCTTGGGAACGAACTGATCGAATTCTTTTTCACTCATCTTATCTATATTGATGTCGACAGACTCAGTCATTTTCTTCTCCATTGAGGTATTTGTTTTGCATGGAATTTATAATTTCTTGGGCATACGTCAGCCCACGAATTACACCGCACATGCCCCGGTATTCTGCATAGTCCTTGGCATCGGCCTTAACCAAGGACTCCTGATAGTTGTCGATAACGGACTGTAACTCTTTGATCATGACCTCAAACGCGCTACTGGCCATTCATTCCCCCTTGGTTTGCACCTGTCAGCATACTTAACAGCTCCTTGGTCCGCTGGTCTTCGCGATCAAGCTCTGCGTTGCGCCGCTCCATCTCCATCTCGGCCTCTTGCAAACTCAGCTCTTTTGCCTTGACCCGAGCGTCGATCTCATCCTTGACCCGCTTGCGCTCTTGCTCCATTTGCTTGAGCTGGAACTCCATGGCGTCTTTCTGAGTCTTTCTCTGCACCTCGGCCTGTTTGGTCTGGGCGTCCATCTGCCGGAGCTGCATGATCGGGTCTTGGGCCTGCTGCTGAGCTTGTTGCTGCGCGGCCTGCTGTTGTTTAGCCTGTGTGAGCTGAGCGGAGGCGTCTGCCACCAACCTGCTGAGGTTAACCTCGATTTCTTCAGGCAACTCTTGATTGGGCGGGGGCAGCGGAGCGCCAAGCTTCTCCTCGATCTGACGCCGGTAGCTGAACGCCAAGTGCTCGGCGATGTGCGCCTGCAACGATGCCATGATCTCCTGCGCCCGGGGACTCTGACCAATAGTGGCCGCAACCTGCGGGTCTTGTATCAGAGACTGGTGAGCGGCGATGTGCGCGTCGTGATCCTGATAGATGAACGCCTTCATGGGCTTACCAATCAACGCGGCCATATTCTCACTGATCGGGTCGGTCGGACGTGCATCCTCATCGATCGGAATGATCTTCTCCGCGTTCTTGATCCCAATGACCTCCAGCATCTGCCGGTGCAACTGGGGCAGGTCGTATATCTGCGGCGCCGTCTGGGACATCTGCAGCACGGTCTGATACTGGACCACCCGCTGAGCCATCGTTGAACTGTTGGGATCACTGACGGGAATGACGTCGACCATCATGTAGTCTGCCTTACGAGCAGTCACGGCCCCACGGGTGGGTTGATAGTCGTAGTTGTCCGGGGCATGGTCAGCGATGATCGCTTTGAGCAGCTTGAACTCCTGCTTCATAGCATAGTGGACACGCGCCTGCACCGCCGTCATGGGCTTCAGGGCACGCTCGATCAACGCCAGCGTGGTCCCGACCGGTGCGTTTGCACTCATGTCAGAGACGTTCATATCCCCGATGGCACCCAGCCTGCGGCCTTCTTCAGTGATCCGATCAAGCAGGGCCAACAGGGTCTGACTCGGCTCCTTATAAGGCAGGGGTAAGATGTTCTCTTTTACGGTGCCACTGGGCACGTCAACATCTCGCCACTCACCCGGCTCGATCGGTGTGTCATCACCCTTGATCCGCATACCACGGCTCTTGAGACCACCGGGCAGATTAGACAGTGTGCCCGCATCAACCAACTGACGAATGATGGACGTCCCCGCCTTGGCGTAACCACCGATGATGTGCAGCAACCCCAGACCATAGAACCCAAAGCCCGGTACATACACGTAATGCACGAAATGCTGACGCTTGCGGTAGAGCGCGTCGCCCTCTTCCCAGTTACGATAAATAGACAGCACGATCCCACTGCTGTGATCCACAGTGATCACGTAAGGCTTGGCGATGTCATCTTCCTCATCTACGCCCGGGATCGACAGTTCCGCATGAATCTCATAGAAGGTATGGCGATTGTCCTCGTTCAGGGTGATCCCGCTGTCTTCCGCCTTTTTCTCTTCAATGTCGCTGCTGTAGGGAGCCGGCTCGCCAATGTCAGTGTCAACATAAAAGCCGCTCAGCTGGAGCCTGCGCAGCTCGTTTGGCGTCTTACGCATGACGTGGGTTACACGCTCGGCAGTCTCAATGGTCGAGGCACCGTAAGGCACGATGACATCTTCGCCCGGGATATACACCGCGACCTGACGGTCCTTGCCGGGATCGAAGTAGACTTTCTTGAACGCAGAGCCAGCGAGGCCCAGCGTGAACAACAACCGCTCATGCTCCGGGCGATACTCCTGCATCTCCTCGGTTAACTGATAGTTCATATCAGCCTTGACGCGTTCTGCCGCTTCTTCCTTCTCCCGGGTGGTCTCTCCCAGTATCTTCGTTCTCACTGGCCCTGCGGCAGGGAACACCTCTGCCATGGTATCCGCCTGAAAGCGAATAATGGCCTCTGCCAGTACTGTTGAGAACACTCCACAGGCGTTTTCCCATGGGCGCGTACGCTCTTCGTACTTGAAGCCCAGCACGTCCAGACCCTCAACGTAGCTGTCTGTCCACTCCTTCCGACTACGAATGTCAGACTCAACATCATCCAGCAGATCGCCAGCCAGATCATTAAGCACCGTCTCATCAATGTGTTCAGCCAAGTTGGCATCGAACGGCAAACCCATGAGAGCGTCAACTAACTCATTGGCCGGACCCATGGTGATCTCAACGCCACCGTCATCCAGCTCAACGATAACCGCGTCACCTTCTGCAGGTGACAGCTCCATTTCCATCTCAAGATCGACTTCTTCGGTGCTCTCATCCTCAAGCCCTTCCGGAGCCGAATACAAACTCTTATCAATAGCCATTAGTAATACCCGCCCCGTCGCTGTTTGAAGTACTGAATTTCGTCAGGCTCATCTGTCGGCAGTCGGATAAACCCGCCCTGCCTGAATCTCATCAAGGCCATAACCGTGCTATCCACAATATCGTCATGGCTACCGAAAGGAAATGCCGCAATCTCCTCAACAAGTTCTTCGGCCCATCGTGTCTGTGGAACCCATACCAACCCACTCGCAATAATGTCAGATACCGAGTTCAATCTTGCTATCTTATCACCAGTGCCCCTATGTGGTGTATATTCTTGCACAGGGATACCCATTCTTCGTAATTCTTGGTAAATCGCAACGCCAGCGCTCTTTTTCTCAACAATAAAAGAGTCAGGCTCCCACTCTTTATGCTGCTCAAGGCACAGTTCTTTTAGCTCTGGAAACTCGTACCTATCCTTGATGCTGTTAAGCAAGATGATGTTGTAGGCGTCGGTGTATTCATTCAGGAACACACCCCATGTCGTCATTGAGGTAAAGTCCGCACGGTTGTGTTTTTCCGCCGCGGCGTCGAGAGACATGATGATGTACTCGCAAGGGGGCGGATTTTCTGATGTCCATAGCTGCCACCACTCTCGTTTTACAATGGCAGCCTCTTCGGAGGTCGGATTCTGCTGATACTGCGCGTTCCACTGAAACAGCGGCATTGACGCCTTGGTACGCAGGAGTGCTTCCAGATCAAAGAACTCAGGCCAAAGCGGCTTGTGGATCACGTTGTTTGTTTTTTGATCCTCAATCTCAAGGATCGCAGGGAATTCAACGACTTCGTACTGATCGGCACGTTCGTTCATTGCCATATCTTTAGTCAGGCGCCCTGTTAGGTCACTTAAGTGCCATCGGGTTTGAACAATGGCCACGCGGCCCCCGGGCATCAAACGGGTTCGAGCGCCGTAAGCAAACCAGTCGTACGCCTTGTCAAATACTTCGAAGTTCCCGTTCAGAACGTCCTGCTCGGAGTGGGGGTCGTCCACCACCAGCAAGTGCGCACCGCGACCCGCCAGCGCCGATCCAACACCTGTGGCGTAAAACTCACCCCCAAGGCTCGTGCTCCAGCGCCCTGCAGATTTGCTGTCAGCGGCGAGTTTCGTATCTGGGAAAATCTCCTTGTACTGGTCCGTATTGATCAAATTTCGCACTTTTCTGCCGAAATCCACAGCCAAATCCGCCGTGTGCGAGACCAACATCACCTTATGTTCTGGATTCCTACCCAAGTACCATGCAATAAAGAAGATGGAGACAAGCTGACTTTTACCGTGTCGAGGGGCGATGTTTACGCAGATGCGGGACTTCAGGCCGCTTTCTATGTCCATGAGCATGTCTGCAAGCAGCTTGTGGTGTTTACCTACTAAGTAGTTCTCCTGCATGTGCTTGCAGAACTCAATCAGGTCGTCGCGGCATATGTCTTTTTGCTTACGTGCCTGTATTTCATCTACAAGTATATTTATCTCCATAATTTCTTCTGGAGTATACCTATCGAGGTTTTTCAGCATTAGCTGAATTTCTTCCTCAGTGAATATGACGTTACCGGTCATTTTCTATATACACCGCGTCTTCTATTTCTTCTTGATCCTGAGGAACAAGTTTTGCCAATTTGCTTCGCAGTGTTTCACGCAGCTCATCAGAAGATTTCGTGGTTATGGTCACTTCCCGCTTATCGGTGAACAAACCGACATCCGATATTTTCCCAAGTAGTTCAAGGGCTCGAATACGCACGCGGGGGTCAGGATTCTCCGTCTCGATGATCAACTTGTTGGTGATCATGTTTCGAAGCTGTATGGAATTTTCAACCACGGCCTTGCCGAAGGCATCCAAGATATTGCCGACAAGCATTAACGCAGGGGTGGACATCTGCTCAGCTTTGCCCGTAGTGATCTTCTTGGAAGTGCCCTCGTGATCACGTGTATAGGCTTCGGCCAATGCCGCGGCTATGTCTTTGTCGTAATCATCAGGCTCGCCGTAGTCGGCGCCGTGTTTCTGCAGGATATTTGCACTGGTGCAGGCAGCGATAGCCCGGTCCCGCAAGTCAACATACTGCAGGTCGTCGGGAACAGCTATTCCTAATTGTGGAACAAGTTCTATCGTCATTTCATATGTACGCAGGTCAGTGACCGGTTTTTGAAGTATACACTATTTTTTATTTATGCAACGAGACTCCTTGACGGGGGTGTTCCCTGTATCGAGGGGGGTGGGGTAGAGGGATATTGATTTTAGGGACGTTACGTAAATTTTAATTAGTTTTAATAGTTATTAGTGGTAATTGGTGAATGTGGGCGGGTGTATCAAATTCATTTGGGACGCTGTTGTTTATGCAAAATAGTAATACTACGCGGTCGGTACTTTTTGCCTTGGTTCAGGGGGGTGCCCCATGGGTGGGTCGGCTGGAATCCGGATTCGGCCTATATACTCAAAACATGTTACCTCCAGGTCAAACGAGTGACGTTTTATAGTTAAACCATAAAAGAACCCACTAAATACTACAACATGTTACAGAATCTATTTACTTACCATTAGATACGCGTATAATGGGCACCATGAATCGGGACTGGCCCGGTTCTTTTTTGGAGCATTACCTTATGACAAATGTAAAAACTATCTCAGCTGCTGTGACGTACGCTGTGACCCTGACCAGCGTAGGCACCTACTCTAGCGCAGCTGATAAAGCCGAGGACTACCGAGGAAAAATGTTAGACAACATGGCGGCGATTGGAATGCTGCCGATCATGACAACCAAACCGAAAGCCGGTGAAAACAAGCTTTTCACTTTCAAGGACGGAACAAAGAAAAAGCACAGTGAAATTTTCCTCGACCTCAAAATAGCAATCGCAAAGAAGTATACTGTTGAGCAGCGCAAACTGCTGAACACGCCAACAAAATCTCTGAGCCCCGAAGATGCAAAAAAGAAAGCTGAGGTACAGGGGCTTATGGGCAGCCGAATGGGCGATCTTAGAAAATCACTTGAAAGGCGATTGAAGCCGAAAAGCAAACCAGCAAAAAAGGGCGCACAACAATCTAAGGGCGCCCAACAATCCAAGGGCGAAACCGAGACGCCGGAACAATCCTCGAAAAGCAACATGGTGAAGATTGGGGAACATCTACTGGCGGCACTAAAGATAACGCAAGCCGACCAAAAACCGGAATATAAAGCCACTGAGCTAGCGATGGCCCTTAAAGATGCACTGGAATGCCTAGGCATGAAGGCGCCTGAATAAACCAACTGGCGCCCTACGGGGCGCCTGAATAAACCAACTGGCGCCCTACGGGGCGCCTTTTTAACCTTGTGGAGAATGTTATGCAAAAAATACTGACAAACTGGTACGCAACAAGCGATACGGAAGACGGCAATACAATATGGTTCGCCGCGCACTACGTCGGCGGTGAAGATTTTATGATCTGCGACGATAACGAATATGACAGTAAAGACGCCGCCGAACGTCGGGCGGAAGAGTTAAACAGAGAACGCCAAGTATTTACGCACCAATACTATTGATCCCCAGCCGCCTTCGGGCGGCTTTTTTTTGGCCTCGATTTTGATGCCTGTTCTTGAAACCAGTTTTTTAGTGCAGCGACGTGCTCCGTGACCGACGTGATGCAGTCCTTCGGACCAGCGACGTGACCGCGCAGTGGCGTGCTTTTTTATAGTTTAACTATAAATTTTTTGATGCCCGTTCTTGAAACCAGTTCTTTAGTGCAGCGACGTGCTCGGCTGCGCGACCATTTTTATAGTTTAACTATAAAATTGCTTTGTAATGTTCGGTTTTTAACATAAACGAACATTGTATTGTTCGGTTTTAACCAAAAACGAACATTGTTGGCGCTGTCACCACTTCTCCACTAAATTATTATGGAGAACTCAAAAACCAATGTTCGACCCAAAAAAGGCATTGTTCGCTTTTTAAAGTTCGCAATGTAGCGGCGAAACCGAACAATATGGGCCTCGTAAGTCATTGATTTTAAAGGGAAAATAGCTTAACCGCAGTATAATGTTCC